CAGTTTTATAAACTGAATAAGTTTGTACGTTAGTTGACTTGCCATCCATAGTGTGAGGCTCGGCATAAACTTCAGCACTACCAACTTCCTTCCCCATCATTTTTGCGCTGTACTTAGCCATTATCGACCCCTTCCGGAGTTTTTATAAGTAAAAGACGATACCTTTTGGTTGGCAACTTTTGCCAGCCCACGGCCTAATTGTTTCATCTGAAGGTTGGTTTTACCACCCTTAGCCATCTTTTTAACGCCGTGCATCTTGACCTCATGGCCTTTGACGGCCTTCTTAGCCACCTTTTCCATCATCGGCTTGTCTTTTGATATATCTGAATGTTTCATATGTGCTCCTTAAGTAATTGTTACTGTTACTACGCCTGTCTCACCCGCCCCAATTAAATTATTTGGGATAGGCAAATCTAAAGAATTTCCAAGACCCACCGGGTTCCAACCCCATTGAATCTGCCTACTACCACCTGACGGAGTGCCGTCACTACTAACCGCAGGAGTGTTAGTAGCCAATAACTGCAATCCTGTTAAACCGGCCTGCAAATAACTAGTATCATTACGTGGGTTCCTTAAAGCCTGTGGGTCATCTACCGGATACATCCCCAACTGTAACTGGGGCTGATCCGGTTCCCAACAAGAAGGGCAAACTAATATGTTCACATTCTTGGTCTTAATGACCAAACCCTTCAACTGCTTTAACTTGTACTGGAACCCACAGCGATCACACATCGCAATCGCATTTTTTCCAGAAGCAAACTTATTTCCCATTATTCAATAAACATTCTTCTAGGAACAAAACGAACAGCCGCCTTATCCCTATCCTCTTCAGAGGCATATTGCCACTGTTCAGCATACTGTTCTTTTAATACAGCAACCCTATCAGGAGCAACCTTCAGTGCTAAGTAATATGCCAACCCAGCAATCATACAATTTAGGAATCGGAAGGGTATATCTTCTGTCGTGATGCCATTGCCAGCATCTTGAATTCTTCGCATACGCCAGTAGACGAACGTGTAAAAGTTGCTCTGATCGGGGGCAGGCCATACATAAATCTGAGGATGATCAACGCCAGTAGTCGTATTTGTACCGTTTGGTCTACCGCCCGGAGGGTAGGTAGCACCCGACTGACGGTCTACCCAGACCTGAATAGGGCGACCAGTTGCTAACTTATTTGGGATCGTGGCATAGGTAGAAACACTAATACGGGTGATCGTTAGATCGGCTTGATTTGTACCAGTTCCTGTACGAGTTACGTGCTCAAGAAGATCAATTGTGTCTATCGGGAGTTCGTAAGAAACCTTATTGGCTACGAGTGGGATCTCCCCGTTTTCGATAGTCCAAAGGTTAACTCCACGATTAGACCACTCAACTGTGAGTAAGTTTAAACTGCGTCTGGCAGTCCGAAGGTCGTAACCAGTCCTGATTTCTTTTCCGCAGCGTTCAAACGCTTCCTCAACTATATTGTTGAGGTCTAAATTAAAGGAACTGGTGCCTGACGTGGTCATTTTATTTTCCTATGCGGAGCAACTTTTTTAGCCACGCTTTTAGGTTGGGCCACAAACTGTTTCCCGGCTGCTTTACCGGCTCTCTTGGCTTTCGTGGTCGAGGCGTACTCTTGCGGGGAGAGCGCTTTGATGGCGCTACTTGGGAGGTATCTTTCCCCTGTCGCCTTCGGTCCTTGCGTAGAAGGTTTGCCACTTTTAGTTCTCCACTTTTGTTGAGTCCACGCCTTCAGACTTTGCTGCGGCTTTTTCAAGTTCGACATTCCGTTCCCTCTGTCTAATCTTTCTAAAGTCTTCAGCGGTGCTAATCAACCATTCAAAAACGTTTCCATCTTGATTGGAATCATAGACAGGGAATCTAATCCTTGTACCCACCGCCCGCTTTCTTGTACTGAATAGCCATCATTTGAGCCTTACGGGCACTCCATTGACCCGGAGCACCCCCCTTGTTTCCAGCCTTGATACGTTCAAATATAGACTTCCGTAGCCCGGGTTTGGTGTAATTACCAGCCTCATTCACCTTAGATACCTTGCCGCCTTCAGCGTACATAGTGACCTGATTCGGATCATCCTTACGGGTGATCGTCTTGGCCTTAGGCATCTTAGAGGGGTTTATAGCCCCCATTCCCCGGCTTGGTCTCATTTAACATTTACCGCCATTACGCATTTTGGTCATACCACCCTTGGCAAGAAGTTTGCCCTTGGTTTTGCCTTTTATAGCAACGCCATCGGCTCGCTTAGAGGCGCTAGAAGCACCGCCTGTTTTCATTTTAGCCATGCCACCTTTAGCCATCTTGCCTTTGCCGTCACCAACAAAAGTAGGCTTACCATCTGACCCCATCGGCATACCGCCTTCTTTAAACGACCTTCTAGATGGCTTACCTCTAAGTCGGCTACTTATAGTAGAAGTAATAGTTGGCGTAGGGGCCGGAGCCGGTGCTTTGGGCGCAGGAGCCGGGGGTGACGATCTTCTGATATTTGATCTGAATATTGAGGGCTTCATTTTAAGACTTCCTTTCTCTAGGTTTAACTTTTACAGCACGTTTGGGTGAAACAGAGCCACCTTTTTTCTTAGTGAACTCTTTTCCTACGGACGTTGGTACGCCCACCTTCTTTGCAAACTTTGGGTTATTAGCCACCGCTTGCATAAATCGTTCTTGCTTGGCTGATACGCTAGGCACGAGTTTTACCCCGAATCGCTATACCATCAGCCCGGGCAGAAGCAGACTTTACCTTTCCACCTTTTTTATAAACTTCAATACCTAATTCACGAAGTCTTTTCTTCATTTCTTCCGTAGGCGCAGACCCGCCGGTCATATCAACCCCGGCAGATTGCATACCAGAAAGTAATTGAGCCATTGGGCCACTACCACCACCGGAAGAACCTCCGCCCGGTTGTGCCTCTACTGTTCCAGATTTAGATCCAAATCCCATATCACACCACCTTTCCACGGGTTTTACCTTTAGTCGCTATACCATCAGCCCGGACAGAAGCAGATTTCACTTTACCGCCCTTTTTCATCCCAGCAATGGCACTAAAACCAACCGGCTCGCTAGAGCCAGTAGCAGTAGAAGTGCCGTAATTAATGGTATTAGCCATACCGTCTACTTCACCCATAAGTTCGTTTGCGGTATCAGCAATGCCAGACAAACCGCCACCTTGGAAACGTTTAACTTTCTTTTTCATACCATTTTCCCTTTAGTCTTGCCACGAATAGCGCAACCATCAGCGGATTTAACATACCCACCAGATCTCTTGACTTCAGACTTTTCCTCTTTAGGCTTTTCCTCTTTAGGCTCTTCTTTGGGCTTTTCCTCTTTGGGAGGACGCTTAGGCGAAGACAACATAGTCCCTAAAATACCAAGGATTTGACCGGTATTCATGCTAGACCATCCTTCCACGGGTTTTGCCACGAGAAGCAATGCCATCAGCCCGGACAGAAGCAGACGATACTTTGACTTTTCCACCTTTTTTCATCCCACGAGATTCACGCTTTAATTCTGATGCCGCAGCGGCCTTCTCTGCTTGATCACGGTTATATGCCGGACGGTTGTATTTCTTCTGCAAATACTCTTCTTTCATTTTCCCACGAGGAGTACCCAAAAGCATATGGACATCATCGCCTATAATTTGAGCACTATCTTTCAAATCCTGTGCCCCGGCGCTAAAAAAGTCACCAACCTTGCTTCCAGCCAGTGCTGCACCACGCATAGCACCACGGATGCCACGAGTCATAAAATCCTCGTTGGGGTCTACCTTAGACTCCTCGATCATCTTTGTGCGCTCTGATTTCATTACTTACCCCTTTTGCATAAGGAGATCAATTTTTGCTTCAAGTTTGTTAAAGCGTTGGTCAATGTGTTCAACAAACTTGTCCATTTCTGCTTGAGTGACGTTATCACGGGCCACCTCTTCTCTGGTTCGGTTAATCAAAATGTTTAAACGCTGTAGTTCAGATATCTTCTCATGGCCTATGTAGGCTAAAACACCTATCAGCGCTGTCAACAACGTATTCCAAAGCATCATTTCCATTAGCATTTCCACCTTTTCCGAGCCTGCCTCAAACGGCTGTTCGGATCTTTTGCCGCCTTAGGAAACTTTTTCATTTGACCTAAAGAACGAGCGCAGAATGACTTACGTCGTGTCGCCCTTTCTCCGGTTGGTTTATCTTCTGTAACCGCAGTCTTGAGTTTTGACCCGGGATTAGCACGGCGATATGCCTTGACACCCTTTTCGGTCATTCCTGCGCCTTGCTTAGTCGGGCGGAAATTGCCTGACTTAACAGAGGTTTTGATCCCCATATCCTTAGCCATAAATTATCCGTAAACTATGGTTGAAGTAACACTTGGCCCCATGCCAATATAAATACCGTTCTCACAGAGAATCCCTTCTCCCGGTATCTTGATTGGAATACTTACCGTCTGATATGTATCAAATTCAGCAAGAATACTTGTGTACATCGTAACCGTTCCAGTGGCTACCCCAGATGTAACTGAAGTAACCGTGAACGTATTGGTAGTTACGTTAGAAACCTCATACACCCCATCACGCATTGTGGTACCCGGCGCTATATCTAAAAATACTCTTTGACCGTTAGTCAATCCA